ACTTTGAAGGAATTGCTAAAGAATTGTACCGAGTAACAAAACAGGGTGGTGTAGTAGTGTGGGTAGTTGGAGACGCAACAATTAAAGGGAGTGAAACTGGAACATCATTCAAACAAGCACTTTATTTCAAGGAAATAGGCTTTAATTTGCACGATACGATGATATGGGAGAAAACAGGTCAAGGTGCTGTTGGTTCAAATTATTGTTATTGGCAGAACTTTGAGTATATGTTTATATTTAGCAAAGGAAGACCAAATACCTTTAATCCTATTTGTGATAGGGAGAATAAAATTACAGGTAAGCAAACTACTAGCGGTGGAAGAAATAAAGAAGGTTTATCAACTTATAAAAGAGAAATTACTGTAAAACCATTTGGGAGAAGATTTAATAATTGGAGAATAAATCAAGAGACAAAACAAGAACACCCCGCTCCATTCCCAGAAAAACTTGCCGAAGACCATATATTATCTTGGAGTAATGAAGGAGATATAGTATTAGACCCAATGGCAGGAAGTGGAACAACACTAAAAATGGCAAAGAAAAATAATAGGAATTATCTAGGAATAGAAATCTCACAAGAGTACATAGATATAATAAATAAAAGATTAATCCCCCCCTCTCAATAATTAACAAACAATATGAAAGAAGGAACACAAGCAGTACAAATGTACACAGGAGTAACCTTTACCTTTAATGGTAGAGAGTGGGTATGTAATCGCAACAGTAATGTGAAAATTAGTGACAAAGATTTTAAGTACGAAGAACTTATATGACACCAAAAGCACTAAGTAGGGAAACCCAAATAATGTACTGTATCTGTTTACGTTACGGTAAGGATAAGCCATGCCTGTATAACTTTACAAAAACAAAGAAGGAGTGCCTAGAAGATTACAAACGTATTGGATTATATAAACCACAGTACACAGTTATTAAGGTGGAAGTAATTATTAGTCCCTCCTCAAAGAAATAATATGGAAGAAACAATACAAAAAAACCTAGACCAAAACAGGGAGATGATAGAGAGAATACCGCTGGAGGATAAGAGGGACTGGAAAGAAGAATTTGTAAAATGGTTTTACAAAGAACCCGCAATGGAATTAGCTAACGGAGTAGGTACACCAGAAAACATTGCAGACTGGTGGGTTGGTAAACTCGAAGAACAAAAGAAAGAGTTATTAGATTTGATTAAGTACGAACTTGTATTACTAAGAAAACAAGATGGTGAGAGATACGTACAAGACAAAAACTTAGTTTACAGTCGAGGAGTCGGAGAAACACTTAGCAAAGTATCTGAAGTATTAGAATCACTTAATCACCATGAATAACTACAACAAAATAGATCACACACATTGTTTTTTAAAGGAAAACCCACCGTGTGGAATAAAAGGTAAACATAGATGTTGTTTATGTTTAGAACCAATACCAACTAACATTAATTTTTAACCATGACTAACGACTTAAAGAACTTTTTGGAGAAAAACAGTGAAATAGAAACTTTTGATGGTGCTATTAATGTATCCGAGCACAATACTAAAGTAGTGAACTTTGTACTAGATTTAGTGGAGAAAGAGGTGCACAAGAAACCTACTGCGTACTTCCTAGAAGGTGAAGCATTTATTAGAAGTAATGACATAGATGAGTCAATCAACAACCTAAGAGTATGATCCCCTCATTAACTTACCCCCCCAACAGTATCAGGATGTGACTGTCCTGCATGTCTTACATTTAGTCGTAGATTAGTACCATATTCCATAAAAGAAGATAAATAATTACAACATAAAAATGTGTAACAAACAATCATATTCAAAATCCGGTGCGGAAGCGATGAAAAATAAAATATATTTTTATCGCAATAAGAGACTTCGAGTGTATAAATGTGATAGGTGTTTTAAATACCATTTGACAAGTGTTACTGACAATAAGTGGAATTTAGATGAATTTTAGTGTAGTTGTCCCCACATGTTACTGGAAATAATTATTAATTGTGCTATTATGTAAATGGCCCCTAAGCCAAGGAAATAAATCGTAACTGAATTAAATCCACTTTTAGGAGAAGCACTGATGGAGGGGACTAACTAACACGTTACATGAGTTCCTAGCAATTGGGCTAGATAAGAACATGTTAAACTAGGACTGCCAATTGTACAGCTGAGGTTAGCCTCTCTTCACCAGTGTTTCTCCGATACTAAAACAAACAAAATAAATAACATGAATCAAATCACCAAAATAACATTAACACGTGTCTTCGTAACTGATAAAAACAAAGACGGCACACCACTTATGAGTAAGTTAGGTAAGCCTTATTCTAAGTTGTCTGTGAAGTGTGTAGAATACGGAGACAAGTGGCTATCAGGATTCAAGGGACGTGAGAACGAGAACTGGAAAGAAGGAGATCAAGTTGATGTTATTGTAAAACAAAACGGTGACTTTTTAAACTACGAGGTACCAAAGGCAGAAGATAAACTTGCGATGCGGGTATCTGCTATTGAAGTAGAAATTATGCAACTAAGGAATGCGGTGGCTAGTCTTGGTGGGTTAAGGGAGGGATATAAACCACAAACACCAACACAAATTCCCAGCAACCCAGCAGGAGAAGACGAACCACCGTTCTAATCCACTTTATTACGACGCTAAATCAGCCACTGATGATTGGAAGTTAAGTCCTTTTTACGAAGAACCAGATCCGATAAAACATAAGTGGCTACCTATGAAATATGACAGAATCATTAAAGAAAGCAATCAACACAGCACTACAGTGGATCCACGATAGTAGGCTGCCTGTAATAAAGTTCTAATATGAATAAAGAAACATTAACACCAGAAAAAATTAAAGAATACCAACGCATACACTACCAAGCATTACGAAGACAAAAGAATGTTAACAAACATTTAAGAATAGCGAGAGCAACCAAAGGTAATGAATCGCTCAAGCATTTCCAAGAAGCCGAGAGACTACTATCTCGATACGAAGCGCTCATTGAAAAAGAAAAACATGCCAAAACAAAATCCTAACAAAAAATCCAAATCTGATCCGAACCAAAATTCAAATTCTGAATCGCCTATTAGATCAATCCCAGAAATTCCAAGTCCTTTTTTTACTGAGCAGGATATGAAGGACATTGTTGCGAATAATACTATTGACAGAGTGACAGAATTATTGAGTGCTAAAATGCCGATATATACTATTGACGATTTGATAGATGTGTGGTGTAGAGGTGTTACTAATGGGGCAACACTTTGGCAGTATTGTCAAGATACTAGTAGACCGTTGCCAAGTAGCTTTGAAGCAGGACTTATAGAGTTAGTTAATGAGATACGAAACAGTGAAGATAAGCCAAGAACACTGCAAGATTTCATTAATAACAATATGATACTGCTCGGGGTGTTTGATGAGAAACTATAGCAAGTAAGACTTGCTCTTACGCGTAGAACAAGTTCTACTTGTTAAAACAAGTTTTTAGTTTGTAAAGTAAAATAGAATAAAAACACTTATAGAATAAGCACATTGACATGTGCTATTTTGTGTTGCATTATTGTGTGTATAACTTTTCTTGCTTTTATGCTTATGAGATGTAGACTGGAGTCATGAGAGCTTGGGGGCACTCATATAATTAAAAACATATGGTTAAAAAATATAATATACAAAAGTTAGATAACGGAGAAGAAAAGTATCTACTAATAGAAGGAAGAAAAAATGAGTTTACAAAAAGATATCATGTCAATATACAGCCGACAGAAAAAAAGGGCAATTTCACAAGTATAGTGATGTTTACTGGTACAGGGTTAAGTATTAAGCCATCAAGATGGAGCGATAAAAAACTAGCTTTGTATGACTCAATGCTTGCGAAGTATGCGGATAGATTAGCGGAGGAGTTTACACAGGAACAAAAGAGACAGCAAGCACAAGGGCGCGAGTTGTTTACACTCGAGTCTTCACCACTCAAAGACACAATGCTTGAATTACAGGGTATGCTAGCTACTATCTAATATGTACAAAACAAAAGAGCAACACTACAAGGAAATGCGGGCGCGTGTAATGACTAAGGGGGACTTAATAGCTAAGGTAATGATGAGAGGTATTAAATAACCATGAAAAATACAATAACAAAATATAATATTGCCACGCATTATACAAATGATCAGACAGCACACAACTTTATAATCATGGCAAAGTGTGCAATGCAAGAAATAGCAAATGAAAGCGGTGACAAAGTATTACAAGAGTACGTTAGAAAAGTAAATAGACGTATCGAAATAATGAAGCATTACGCTAATTTATATCAATAATATGAAACAACTTATAACGGCTATATTGCTACTCGTAGGATTATGGGTGATTATGTGGGGCGGTTGCGCGTTAGATGAGGAATGTTACAAAAATAATACTAATTACAAATATAATGACTAATGAAACATACACAATGCTACTAGATAGCATGGACAGGAAAGAGAGAAATGAGGGTAAGGAGGATTATTATACTTATATCAAGTTAGAAAGCGGAGAGCTTAAGGACTTTCTGGTCAACTTAGTTTACAGCGATGATGGTATTGCTTCTGGTGATAATAATCTAAATTATGATGTATTATATGATGCTGTGGCTTTTCTCGCTGATAATGACATTACATTAGAAAAGTTTATCGACATGGAGGTGTACGAGGTTATGCAAGAGCTAGAGCGAGATGGCTTCGCTAGTATATATACATCTGTCCGCCTTGAGTATCTGAACATGTTCAACGAAAGTGATATCATGTCTTATATGGAGGAATACGGCTGTAGCTCTATTAGTGAAGCGTGTGCGGTGTATTATGACAATCTTGTTGAACAGACTATTGTACAGTTACAGGACTATGTAGTAAAAAACTAATATGAATATCAACAACTTAAACATCAAACAATGTGAGTATTGTGGGTATCTTAACACAGGGACATGCAAGAATTTGAACTGCTGGACACTTATACAAATAAAACCTTACTAGTATGTCAATAGCTGTACAAATAGTGTTATCAGTGTACGGGTTGTGGGTGTGTGTGGAGTGGTTAAGGAAGAATGATTATATATAACTAATAAAACTATGACAAAAATAACAATACAAAAACAAAGGAAGTATTTTTACACTATGATGATTATGCAGACAGCATACGGAGAACATCATAGAAAGCTAGAAAAGTTTATAGCTCTTAATCAAGCTGTTGACCATGCGAAGAGAGTAGCGGAATATAATAATTATCAACTTTCTGAAACAGTAAAAGCGTTTATATAATGCGAATCATTCGCAAGAATAATATGACAAAACACATGGAGGAATTGATTGATGACTTGATATACAATAGCGGCGGAAAGTATGTCAAAGGAAAGATTATAGACAAAGACGTTAATAGTGTATTTGAGTGGACTTTTACGATAGACAAGAATAAATACAAGGTTACATTAGAAAATATATAATGCGAATTATTTGCACAAAGAATACCGCTTGACAGTGGTGTTTTTTGTTGTGTAATAACAATTTATGTGGTATAGTTATCAGATATGAAGCACTCACAGGAAGATGCACAAAAAAATGTTACGGAATATATACACAATAGATTAGCGGGAGCAAACAAGATGGAGAGCGCACTAGTGGCAGGCTACAGCGAAACAACATCACGCAGACCATCACTTATCGAGAATACAAAGACTTACGCTATCGTACAAAAGCAGATACTTGACAAAAACAACACTAATTTGTTTATTGTGCAGGAAATAGTGAACGAAGCACTACAAAAAGAGCCAAAAGACTTAGTTATGGCTGAAACAGCGTCACGAATAGGTAAAAACCTCACAGCAATATACACAGCACTCACACCTAAAGTCACACTCAAAGAATCAACGGACAAGAACGGCAATGTAACACGCACTGCATGGGCACAGAATGCGTCACAGGTGCAGGAAGTACTACAAGACAAGGAGGATATTGAAGAAGAAAAATAGACAGCAATAACAGTCAAATTCTTTAGAGTCGTCAAATAGATATTGTTACTCTATGATTTCATATTGACATACTATGTATACTAGTGGTATTGTTCTTCATATAGCACAATAACTTTTAGAAATGTCAATGCAAAACACGACCCCCGCCACCACCCTTTCTTAACCCCTACCCATACAAAAAGAAAAAAGAATCCTGTACAGTCCGTAACACCACCCACTACCATTTTCGAAAAAGGTATGTTATATTACTTATATGAATAAAACATTTCTGTACGGCATCATCGGAGCCGAGAAAGATATTATAGGTAACTACACCAGCCGGCAAATGACAGTTAAAGACATCGCAACTAAGTGGAAAGTCACCGAAAGACAAATATATAATATTGTTAAAAAGTATGGGGTTACTAGGAGTGCTAGTAAGCTTAAGAAAGCTTCTCTTTAATCTCCTTCAATAACCTCACCTGTTCTTCCATTAACTCAAACTGTTTGATACCATAATGCGTCCCATGTTTTACACTAAGCTGTTCAGATACCTTCGCTACCTTATGAATATTGTAATACCCAACAGCTATTAAAATAGGAATACTTACTAAAAACATCACCACCATACTTAATGGATTTGTCAACTTAAGAGTTAGGTACACCCCAAATACTGCTAGGAATAAGTTACGAAACTGGTTAAGGACTGAGACTCCTTGGTTGAGGTAAAAGTAACTCTTGATTATTAGATCTTTCATGTAGCGGAGACAGGAATCGAACCTGTGTCCCGAGGTTATGAGCCTCGTGAGTTACCTCTACTCTACCCCGCGATATTTGCATATGATAACACATGAAAAACCACCCGTAAAGGTGGTAATCATATGTAACCATTAACGAAAAAAGAGCAAAAGCTCTTGTTCGTATCTCTGCATTCCTCACAATGTAAGTGCGTTGATATATACATTATACAATATTTGGCTAGTTTGTCAATCGATCAGTATGTATGGTTTAATGTCAGAAACCTTTTTGTAAACCCGTGAGCAACTCATTTTATTGTTCCAATATTTACGGCTCACTGGCCAGACATCTAGTATATTACCTTTGTAGAATAGGCGGTAATGGTACATATTGTATTGATCGAAGTGTATTTCATTTTCATAACAAAATTTAAACAAGGCTCTTTCGTTTTCTTTCATCTTGTTAAACTTTATTTTATTCATAGTAATATGATAGCAAAGTTTGGTCGAAACCTCAATTTGTGTTGTTGTCTCTGTTTAACCCTTATTTTATAAGCCCTTTGTTGGTGAGAAGGAAAGAAAAAGGCTACACCACCAGTGCTTTTAAAAATTTTATGTGTGTATAGTTCGTTTGGCACCATGATATTTTCATACCCAAGGTGTTTGTTCCTATTCTTATGGTTACCTTTGTCGGAGCCGAAGTATAAGTTTCCCCAAGCATTGTTTAAGAGATAGCTTGGTAATAGTTTCTGATGTCACCTGCGGATCGTCGTACATAAGGTTTTCTCTTACTCTAGGTGAGGTGGCGCGTACCTATAGTGCTTATATACTCTTTATTATAGTGAGGTCTTTCCTACCGCCTCACTCAAAACCCAAACTAATATACATTTGTAAAAACATTATATCATATCACAAAATAAGTAGTCAAGCTAGACTGTACAAAATTTATAAATGTGTTATTATAAACAAGTGATCGACTCCCTACTCAATGTACAAACCGAACTTGACGGTAAGAAAGTAATTGTTAAAAACCTACCAATAGACTTACAGGTAGACTATTTGATTACGTTTCATTTCAATACATTCATCTCCAAGGACGCTACGTTGTGGCGTCTTCAGCATTTGTACTACATAATGACCAAAGACGGAAGAAAGGCATTATTCAAATTAAACAAACCTCAACTTCACTTCTTTGAGAATTACCTAGCAGCAGGATATAAGAAAATAGCAATATTAAAATCACGACAGCTTGGCTTCACAACACTTATTAGTTTATACTTCCTAGACCAAGTTATTTTTAGACCGAACTCAGAAGCGCTACAGATTGCGCATACTCTCAAAGACGCTAACGAGATCTTTAATCGTAAAATTATTTATGCAATCAAAAACTTTTGTCCAGCTCTTAAAGGAATCCTCGACATGTCGCAAGCTAAGGCCTCACGTCAGCAATTTTCTTACCCTGATGGTAGTGTCTCTGCTATTGGTGTGTCTAACTCCGCACGCTCTGGTACTTTCTCTGTGGGTGTTCACATTTCTGAGTTGGGTAAGCTTGCTAAACTCTATCAGGGTCGCGCTGAGGAAATAGTAACAGGAACACTTCCCGCTATTCCTATAGGAGGTCAAGCTATTATAGAATCTACCGCAGAAGGGGCCAGTGGATTGTTTTATGACATCTTTATGCCAGCGTGGAAGATCAGGGATACAGTAACCCCAGCACTTTCAAAAGCACACTTCAAAACAGCTTTCTATAACTGGAAGTGGGATACCGAAGAAATAGAAGCGGCTGCATTAGATGGAATTATACAGGTTCACGAGATGGAAGAGTGTGAAATAAACTGGAAGGAGTATCAAGAAGAAAACGAACTCTCTGACAAAGAGATGAACTTCTATTATTTGAAGTACATCAATGCTAACAAGGACATCGACAAACTCCATCAAGAGTACCCGACACATCCGATGGAAGCATTTCTTTCTTCAGGTTCACCATACTTCTCATCACGCAAGGCTGCTGCATTCTTAGACAGATGTGATAATAACTACCAACGGTATTCATTTATTAATGGTAACTTCGAGAAAGACGACAAGGGTGATTTATATATTTATGATAATGTGCGTCCTGGCAGAAAATATGTTATTGGCGCTGACGTTGCAGAAGGATTACTGAACGGAGACTATACAGTAGCTGTTGTACTTGGATTTGACAAACAAGTAAAAGCATTGTATCGTGGACATATTGAACCTGATGAGTTTTCACAACTTATCATGGCACTCGGTAAGCGCTACAATAATGCGCTCTTGGCAATAGAGTTCAACAAAGATGGTAACTGGGTTAACACCGAGGTGCGTAACTCAGGCTACCCAAACATCTACATACGCACTGAAATAGATCGCATTACCAAAGAACCAACTCAGTCATACGGATGGTTGACAAACAAGAAAAATCGTGACTTTATGTTGGGTGAAGCTAAGAAGCATTTTAACTCTACAGAGATGATTAATTGTCGTCCATTACTTGATGAAATACTTACCTTTGTGCGTGATAAACGTGGTAAACCACAAGCCAGCGTTGGTTCTAACGACGACGTTGTTATCTCATGGGCTATTGCTGTAGCCGTTTTGCAAGGATCAACAGAAAAAATAGAAGTAGTTAAACCGATCGGTGTTTTAGATGCGATTTTTGCAAAAAACTAACGCATTAACATTGACAAATTGTCAATAAATGTGTTATTATTGCATAATGCAAGACCAATCACAAGATAAGTCAAAATCTCCTACCAATAAATCAATTAGTTTCCTTGTAAAGAAGAAATCTGAGCTTAAAGAAAATAAATACCGACGTGAATTCGATTCACTTTGTTTAGAAATAGAGCAAAATCTTATCAATACAGGCGTAGTAAAACGTAAGATTGATGAGTCAACTCGTACAATGGTATATTGGCCAACACTACGATCAGACGGTTCTACCGACTGGGCAGTTTTCCCTCGTATCTCTGGGATGGAACAAGATGTTTCCAACGTGCCTCGCGCTGCTGAACCTCTTGCTTTCTCAAAGATCCTCGTAGCTGCTTCTGCTATTGCAGCTAATATTCCAGATGGTGAGACATACTCGACCAACAAGATAAAAGCTCGTGCGTACAAAGAATTATGGAAGCGTAGTATGGAAATCCCTGAGATGAATGCTCAGATGACAATCCAGACAACAACACAAAATATTTTTACATATGGATGGGGTGCTTGGAGAATTTATCCAAAGCAAGATGTTGTTGATAAAACAATCAACGGTAAAAAAACAAAGAAGATTGTATTTGATGATGTATATCGTGAACCTCTTGATCCTCGTCGCACATGGCTTGGACTAAGTTACAAACCAACTCATAACGTAAACCGTCCAGAAGTACTGTACGAGATCGACATCACAAAAGAAGACTACGAGAAGTTGAAAAAAAGAATGGGTAAGAGGTCAAAAGAATCTGCGAGTGTTTCAATTGAAGCACAGAATGAAGACTCAGAAAAAACAACCACACACGTAACACTTACATTCTACGAGAACCCTTCTGACAATAGATACATAATTGCTTCTGATAACATTTGTTTCTATGACGGTGAAATGCCGAATGATGAAGTTTATGGTTCTGTTGTTGTTGGGCACTGCTTTATTGCTAACCAGAAGAACCCATATACTGTAGGTTTGTACGAAATGATTCGTGGTAATGCAGCTATCTATAACTACATTAACTCAATCAACGCTGAGCAGGTTGTTGCTGAAGTAGAACCTCTATTGTTTGCTTCAGGTATTACAGGAAATGGTGATTTGTCTTACAAGCGAGGAGCTAACAGAATTAATCAACTCCCTAATGGAGCAAAGCTTGAGAAGATTCTTACAACCGGCAACGTAACCCTTGGCATCAACTACGCTGATGCACAAAAGAGAGACATCGAAGAAAACACAGGTGTCAATAACATCGTATCTGGTTCATCATCCGAGACAACTCTTGGCGCTACCGTTATCCTCAAGGAAGCAGCTCTTAATCGCCTTATCATTCCTCGTAACTCTCTTAAGCAGATGATCGAGAATGACGCGTGTATATTCTTCTCTTGGCTTGAACAAGATCAAGTTAATCCACGTGAATTTATTTTCTCAAACGAAGATGAAGTACAAGCATTCGTTGCAGCTAACCCTGCATTCCATCACGAAGAAGGCAACGTAGAAGAAGTTGATTCAGACGAACTCGATGAATACGGTGTACCTCTAAAAGTACCAGCTTCAATATCAGTGTTTTCATCTCAGAGAGTTCCTGTTTCATTTGACTACTCACAAGACGGACTTAGTGAATCAGATTTTGCGGATCAAAAAATGCAAGAGTTTGGATCACCACAAATAACAATTTCTAAGTCATCAATGCTATCAAGCATTTATAATCTAGAGACACCTGACAAAATTGGTTACGATAAAGTAATATTAAAGATTGATCCAAACTCAATGCTTCTTCCTTCTGCTGAAATACAGAAGCAAACCGCAATGCAGTTGTTCCCTCTTATCCAGAGTTCTCTTCAACTCATCTTTGGTCTTGCTAAAGCAGATCCTATTCAAGCTGTATCACAACTCACATCACTTAAGACGTTCTTGGAAGTACAAAAAGAAAATATCTTTAATTATATACCAAAGCAACAGTACGACATGATTATGCAAGGAGGCATGGTTAAGCCTTTTGTAATGGGACCAGACGGTCAGCCAATGCAAGGAGGCCCAGCAGGAGGTGTGATGCCAGATGGGACTAATCCAACACAAGCACCAGCTCCACAAGAACGAGCACTCAATCAATCACCAATGAACGCGGCTGTACAAGCAAGTATAGGGAGAGCTGCATCATAGCGTTTCCCTAAAAGAGTTATTAGGAAATTCCTAACAATTCAAACAATTTACTCGAAGCTAATCACGATACGATTATGAACGAAAACCTAAAACAATACGAATCCCAAATACAAGAAATATTTACGCTGGATAAACTTCCGGCTATTTGTGCTGTAATTAATCATCTAAGAGTGCCTTATGGTGAATGGATACAAGACGATGAGTTCACAACAATTGTCCATGTTGCTGGTGTACAAGCTATAGATGATCTACAAAGAAAATTAACTCAGTTTGTTATTAATAATGGTGTACTTCCTAATAAAATAAATTAATGACAAAACTAGTTAAAGATTTTGAAAAAAAATTTACACCTAAAAAAGATAAAGCATATCTTCTCACAGACCAGTGTATGTGGGAGATGCACACAGATGGAGACTATAATCCGTATGACGAAAAAAGAAAGCCACATGTTTTACAACTTGTTGATCCGGTCAGTGGAACAATCGTTAATCTTAAAAGTGGTAGTTTAATAAAAATAATAAAAGCAGTTGTATAATATGACAAAACTACTCCACAGAAATAAAAACAAACAAGGAAGCTTTTTTGAAAACGACGACATTCGTATTGACATTAAATACGATGACGAAGCAGTCGAGCGTGAGTTAATTAAAATAACACCAAAAGGAAAAGATCACGTTATTGTGTCATCAGAAGACATTCTTGCAATTATTCGAGAGCAATTTAAACAAAAAGATCTTGCGGCAGCGCTAACTACTGCTGACACTTCTTTTGTACCAACAGCAGAAGCTGCGGTACCTATTTACTTCAATGCAAGTAAAGATATAAAAGAGGGAGAACTTGTGCAGTTCTTCGCACCAATGCAAATACCACTCGGTATCGCTCTTGTTATGGAAGCTCTCCGCCTTTGTACTATTAAAGGCAAGGAAGTCATTAAGGTACCAATCGAAGAGTTTGAAGAAGCTAAAACAACACTACAAGAACAATCAAAAGAATTCACAGAGAAGTTTTTCAAGCCACAACTCGAGGCCCTTAAGAAAGCCAGAGAAGAAACTTCCGAGGAGACTAAGGAAGAATTATAAAAACTAGCTAAAAACTATGAAACAAGCATCAAAAGAAGAAATTATTAATGAATCCGTTATTGAATACGATGGTTTTGAAGACCTTGTAGAACCTACAGAGGCAGGACCATACAAAACAACACGTGTCAAGTTGTACTTATCAACACCAGAAGTAAAGAAATTTCTAGGAGATAATGACCCAGTGAAGTACTTCCGAGAAGGCAAGGTGCCTGTGTACTTTCCTAAAGCTGTTGGAACTCTTTTACCAGAAGACAGAGTAGAGTCTGTTGTAAAGAATGAAGTATTTTTGAAATACCCAGAAGTACTTTTGTTCAAGCACGACCTCACAAACATCTATACACTTCTCATTCCAAAAGTATTAACTGAACACGAGTTTTCTAATGGAGATTTCACAGATCGTCTTATTAGATACGACACAAGAAGCGTTGTATTTACAGGTGGACAAGGAAGACCTTCATCATTTGAAGTCGATTATTTCAAGAAGCAGGCATCAAAGATTCTTAAGCATCTTGATGTAAAAGCTGAAGAGAGAAAAGTATACTAGTTACTTGACAAAATATTATTAATGTATTACAATTTAATCAATACGCGAACCTCCGCGATACGAGTGTAGTATGGACCAAGAAACATTTGACGTCGACGCTCTTAACTTCCCAGAGCTTACGACAGAAACATCAGGGAATGACACGCAAGTAGTTGAACAAGCTGAAACGCCTGTAGAGGCACCGAAGGAAACAGTACCGGAACCAGTTACTAAGACTGAGGAAAAATCAGTTGAAACACCGACAGATCCAGTTACTCCAGAAATTAAGATTTCGGACCCACCTTCTCAATATGAAGGAGAATCTGATTTGCAGTACAACATCCGTAAACAAATTTACGATGCCGGCCAAGCAAAAGCACAAGCAGAAACTCCTGAAGAAAAATCAGCTCTAGCTCAACATATTAAATCCCTTAGAAAGGAACTTGCACTTAATCACAAATCTTCTGACGCCACACCAGCACCAGAAAAGATTGAAGCCAGCCAGTCACAAGAGGCCTCAACAGAAGAAGAACAAGCCAAAGAAGCATTGCGCAAAATGGGTTACGTCCCTAAAGACGAGGTTGCTCAGATGGTACAAGAAATAGTTGCCGGTCAAACCCGACAAAACGAACACCTTACCGCAGCGCAAGAATTCTATGCCACTCACAAGGATATAGCAGCTAATCCAGCACAGCGAGATGTACTTGAAAAATTTGTTGTAGAGAGATTCAACATTACTCCACAATCATCTAAACAAGATCTTCTTGTTGCTATGGATATGGCGCGCGCATATCTTTTCCCTAAAGTTGACACACGCTCCCAAAGAGCATCTGAGTCAGCTGATAAACGATCCCTAGTGGATATCTCCTCAACAACTCAATCAGCTCCAGCAGTATCTAAGCCAGACGAAAAACTTAATTCAACAATGAAAGAAGCAGGTCTTGATCCTAAAGAGTTCGGTTGGTAAATCTCAAGTTACCACGGTGGTTTCAATCAACCACATTATAAGTTTTATAATTTTATGTCATTTAAATTAACAACAATCAAAAACACACGTGATGTGCGTTCAGTTGGACGATCTTCTCTAGCTACAACTACAGGATCTCTATACTTCAACGCTCTCTCGGGAGGTGCACTCCAACTTGCGGTTGCTGCTACAACAGCTAACCAAGTATTGTATGTTTCTAACGAAACACTCGCTTCTGGATCAACACCAGTCAGTATGACTGTATGTTCAAAGGAAGATGAATACCTCGTTGATACTGATAACAACTCAAATGCTAGTCACAATGGACAGCGTATGGTTATCGGTGCAGGAGGTGCAACACTTACAAACACTGGTACAGACGTTACAGGTACAACTGGCGTATTCGTACAGCTCGCAGTAGTCGGCGCGGCATCAGATAAGAAAATCCTCGCTCGTCGCGTATAATAATATATGTCATTAGTCGCTTCATACTCAACAATTCTTGACGCTCGCGTTAAGAAAATCTACCCTGTGGTAGCTCCTACTGTTGTGGAGGAATATGCAAAGTATTCAAACACAGTTAACTGGAATCAACTCCAGTATGTAATGACAGGTGTTACAGGACTCGGAATGGGTCAAGTTATCGCTGACGGTCAAGTACCTGCTTCAGATGCTCCTATCCAAGGAAACACTAAGACTTTCACTCAGGCAATCTTCACTAACCGTGTTCGTTTGTCAAAGCAGTCTTACTACTACTTGTTTACATCTAAGAACGGTGCGAAGATTGATGCTAACATCAAGTCTCAAATTCTTAACCTTAAGAATTCAATTGTTCACCTAAAGAACTACTATGCACAGTCAATCCTAGCTAACGGTGCATCAACATCTTTCTCTTTCACTCCAATTGGAGGATTCCAAGGGTCTGTTACTGTTGATACAACTACAGCTGACGGTGTAGCTCTTTGGTCATCATCACACACACGTGAAGACGGAGGTGCTAACTGGTCAAACACCACAACCGGTGCTTTCAGTTTTGCAAACCTTCTTGCTATGCGTGCTCTTCATGCTGCCAAGAAAGACGGACGTGGTCTTCCACTTATGTCAAAGCTTGACACATTCATGTTCCAGGATTCTTCTACAGCTTTCTTCCTCGCTTCTTCTATCAAGAAGACTCTCGAGAGTGGAAAGTATCCAGGAGCAACTCCAGGTACAACTGGATCATTCGTAGATGGAAACCCAACTGCTTCTTTTGATATCATCCCTCTTGCTGTTTACGGCGGATCAGGATCATCTTCAATTCAGTGGTACGGTTTTGACTCTTCAATGGTTAACGAAAACTTTGGATTCCAGTACATTGAATCAATGCCACTTGATATCTCAGATCTTCGTGAAGACTTCGTAGGAAACCTTGACCTTATCATGACAGCAACACTTTACTGTCAGTTCGGTGCAGCAGACCTTCGTGGTTGGTACTACTCAACAGGTGCATAATCTGTTAGTTTACTCTCCCAGCTCCTTCGGGGGCTGGATAGAGCAAATTAGCTCGAATTAATTAATTATGAGTACACTTACACAAACACTAATGAGTGCGCAGGCTGCTACTGGAGTAGGTACCGCATTCAATGTAGAAAATTATAAAACAGTTAACTTAACAGTTTCTGGTGCATCAACACCAACAGCGACAATTAAGTTCGCTGTGTCAGATGCAGATACAGTTCCTGATTTTTCATCTGCTGCTTCACCAACAAATCCTTGGGTATACGCTGCAATTGTTGATGTTCAATCAGGTTCAGTTATCGCAGGTAACACAGGCATTTCTTTCGCTGGTTCTGCGGCAACAAACATGTATTCTCTAAACGTAGACGGTGTACGCTGGGTTTGTCCTAACGTAACATCATATTCAGCTGGAAACTACACAATCTTAATGCGAGCGCACCCAGTGTTCACACCAATAGCATAATATGAAAGTTATATACCAAGAGGATGTAGAAGTTGTAAACAAAAAAAATACACTCGATGGTATTGTTCTTGCTACAAGTCAGGCGAAAGAAGAACTTGCTGAAGTTACAAAGACAAAAAAAGAAACGGTCAAAGAAATAAAAGATCTTGAGTCACAACTTTCGACAGCTAAGACAACACTTGAAAAAGAACTTTCAGTTATTGCTAATCTAAAAGGAGAATCAACTGATGAACTTAATTCTCTCCTCGCAGAGGTTAATGAAAAGAGGGTTGTTCTAAAAGAATTAAACGCAGAAATATCAGAGATTGAAAACATTCTATCTATAAAGAAGAACAGCATTGATGAAGACATTGCAAAATACACAAGAGATAATAGTTCTGAGTTGGATTCTATAAACAACGAAATTGCTTCAAAAAGAAAAGATCTAGCAAAGTTGGTAGAAGATGTGGAAACACTTTCTTCCACAAAAGCTTCTCTTGCTACTCAATATTCAGAAATGAAGGAGTTTGTTGATGTTGCTGAAAACAAAGTTAAAGAATTAGAATCTTTAGCAAAAGATGTTTCAGAATCATTAGAAAAAAATACACGAGCGTCTTTTGAGGCAACTAATACTACCGCTAATAAAGAAAAAGAGTACAAAGAACTTGTGTCTAAAATGGAAACATTAAGCCATGAGTTGGCTGCTTCACAAATGCAAAAATCAGAACTTGATGCAGAGCGAGCAGCTATATCTCATGAGCGAGAAGAGCTTTCTCGTGAAAAACTAGCTTTCCAGACCGAGCGAAGTAATATCGCTCTTAGGGAGCAATTCATTATTGAGAAGTATGAACTAGCGGGGGTACCGTACAAATAACATGGCAGATAGAGTATCGAGAGTAAAACTTGATAACGCGCTCGGCCAAGTTATTAATCCAGCAACAGAGGATTCGCTACAACCACTAGATTACATATTCAGAGTTGACCAATCAAGCGGAACTGTTATTTACATAGGTAAAGGATCGGCCTCCGCGTCAACTGCATCAGCGGTATGGAGAATTAGTAAAGTTGATACTTCAAGTTTACTAACAGTAACATTCGCTGATGGAAACGGTAACTACGATAATGTTTGGGATAACAGAGCCTCACTTTCATACTCATAATGATAAGTGATGAAACAAGATTGAAAATGAGGATGGCCAAACTAGGCAAGAAAAGACCTCCTCATAGTCAAGAAACAAAATTAAAAATGAGGGCAACTGCTATAAGGAATGGTAACAGACCAACACACAGTAAACCTCACTCTGAAGAAACTAAGGAGAAAATAAGTAAAGCGAAGTTAGGGAGTATTCCTTGGAATAAAACTAACGATGTAAAAGAAAAATTGTGGAAAAAGAGACTAAAAGGAACAACAGCATGGAGAGAGTGGAGAAATTCAATCTTTAAAAGAGATAAATACACTTGTCAAGAATGTTTTGTTATCGGAGGATATCTTGAACCACACCATATAATTCCTGTCAGGTCAGACAGAGAAAATTTATTCAATACAAACAACGGTATAACACTATGCCGTCCATGTCATCAAAAGACAATATGGAAAGAGTCAGATTTTGCAGAAAAATATTTTGCAATAATTGCAGCTCAAGTGTAGGCTTATCGCGGCTACGTTCGAATTTAACCGTGACACTGGCACAGCAACCGGTTCACCAGCAAAAGGTACAACACGTTCCACAGCAGTTACAGATACTAACTGGAAGAGTACTGATACATATGCTACAGCATACTCATCAGCACCTATTACAGATGGTACTAACAGTTATGAAATCTGGAACTTCGGTAAGTTCTCAGGAACTTTCAACCAAATCAGTTCAGGTCTTTTTGCTCACACAGCAACAGCATTTGGAACTGGACTTACACTAAAAGGTACACCAGCTTGTACAGGTGATGGAGATAGACTTCTTTATACAACTCCTTCACAAACAACAAACTCAAACCTTACGACAAACATGACATCTGCAATCTCAATCGGTTCAGGTGTTGGTGTATGTTTTGGTGCTACAGGCCCAGAAGCTACAGGTAAAGCTACAAGTATGACAACCAACCCTTGCTATACAAATTACCTAACTACACAATTACAAACTTCAGGAGCATCAGCAGGTGATACAGCTACAGTTACCTTGACTCTCCAATATGCGGAAAACTAAAAACTATGACAAAAACACGATCAGCGTTTAACGCAATAACACAACAAGTTGAAGATGCAGAAGTAACAATTGATGTCTACGGGGATTACTTGTTTACTTTCGCAGACGGTTCATTCTTTAAACTTCCAGGGACACTTGACAAAGACGGCATTACGGAAGAATTAGAAAAATACGAAGCAGCTAACATCGGACAAATAAAAGCAGAAGATGTTGAAGCAGAAAACGAAGCTAAACTAGCAAACATCTAACAATTAAATATTACGCAATACCATGCCACTCAAATACCTTTTTCAAGTTACATACAAGGACGGTTCTACATACACGCAGAATGAAGAAGACAGATCAATGACAGAGCCTGAAACACGGAGCTGTTATTTTGACGTTAAACAAGATGAAGTTAAAAGCTTTTTCCTTTTTAACAATGAACATCAGTACTCAGTAAACCTAGAAGACGGTCACTTTGAAGTTGCTGGGCTTCCTTTCTTTATGCACACAGACATGACATTGAAAGATTTTAGAATTGTATTCTATCGTCAACATACTCATGATTTCACCACAGATGGCAAGGAAACAAATCATAGAATTGCCTATTGTTTTGGATGGCAAACAAATGATAAGGACGGGAAGAATGTTCAAAGAATAATGACTATTCAATAACTATGGCAACCTATTACTTAGACTACGATGGAGGAAATGATGCAAACGACGGTACTACTTTTGCTAATCGTTGGAAGACTTGGACATCAGGAGCAACAGCAGCCAGAATTGCACCTGGCGATACAATTCGTGTGATGAAGTCTAAAGACCCAACAAGTCTTGGAATAAACGGAACTTGGACAGACGCACCAAGTGCTGGGCCATTTGCTACATCTAGCATAACTAGTTCTACAAATGCCAGCCCTATTTCTGTTACTACAGGAACACATGGTCTATCTACTGGTGATTATGTATGGATAACTGGACATACCACAAACACCAACGCTAATGGACACTGGAAAATAACAGTCACAAGCAGTACTACATTTACCCTTGATGGATCAACAGGTAACGGTACTGGTGGAGCAACTGGGACATATCAGATTGTAACTAACGGAGTAGTGACACTTGCTTCAGCTCTTACTAAAACAATCGCAAGTACAGGCAATCAAGGAGAAGGTAGAACCGCATGGACTGCGAGTGCTAACGTAACCACAAGTCTCTCCACATCAATGCTAAGAAGTGGGGATGTAACGGATAGTATTGCTGTGCAAGCTGCTTTTACCACGGGACTCGCTGCATACAAAGCATTAGGGTCTGCTGTAGACTTTTCTGCATATAAACAAGTATCTTTTAATATAATGCAAATAGCTGGTACAGCAGCATCTGCTTCAGGTGATATAAGTATAAAGTTATGTTCTGACACTGCTGGGGCAACACCAGTAAATACAATTAACGTGCCTGGTTTAGCAATCAACAACACGATGAACACGTTTACTGTAGACACTGGAGCAGCACTTGGGTCTAGTATTCAATCAGTTGCACTATATGTAAACACTGATAGAGGAACACAAACATTTATTATTGATAATATCATTGCATGTAAAGATTCAACATCAAACGATAGTCTTACTTTGTCTTCCCTTATTGGTAAAAATTCAGGTAATGAAACTTGGTATGGAATAGCGTCAATAAAAGATACGCAGGTTATTCTTGATAACGGAAGAAATACAAATACAGTGCTAGGTTTTCATGCTGGTTATTCAGGAACCACAGAAACTGTAACTACATATAAAAGAGAGCCGACAATAACACTTGGTAATGCTAACGCAACGGTGTCTTCAGTAACAGATAGTGGAACAGCAGGAAGCTATATAAATTTTGAAGGTGGTTGGGATAGAACTAATATGACAACTCAAGACGGAGAAACATGGTATGCAAGTCAAAACGCAAGTGGTACAGGGTTGCTGATTTCTGGGAAGAGTTTTATTTCTATAAATAAAATAAACATGGTCGGATATTCTACAGGACTACAGGTATCAACTGCATCTCATCATATTATAATAGATAATTACAGTGGTAATTGTAATAATAATAATGGAATTCTAATGACTTCTTCCATACCAAGTAATATACTCTTCAAGACAATTAACGCATTGAATAATAATGTCGGGGCAGCACTGTCTATATCAGGATCGGCATCTGTTACAATAAATACTCTAAACAGTATTTCAAATAACACGGCTACATCATCAACAAACGCAGCACTTACTATTCTTACAAGCAACAGTGTTGTTATAAGAAACTTAGGAAATGTTACTAATAATAGATATTATGGAGTTAGTGGTTTTGGACTTACGTCATATAATGGGACATTTAGTAAAAATTATACCGCTGTATGTACAGCAAACGCTGTTTCTCAAAACGCATATATCTATTTTAGAAATACCACTATGAGTGGTACTGAATTCGACACTTCAGGAACAGCAAACGGTTTGTATATTTATTCTGAAAAACACGACAAAACTACCGATAATCATTACATATTTGGTAACTATGGAGTAATAACATCGGATACTTCTGTTCGCCACACTGCTTCTGGTATTTCTTGGAAAATGTCTCCAACTTCAACAAGTGCAGACTCTATATTCCCTCTAAAGTTATCTATTGCAAAAATAGCATGTACCTCTGGTAATCTTGTTACAGTAAAAGCATGGATGCGACGTGACGACACAGGTCTTACAATGTCTTTGGTTTGTCCAGGTAATCAAATATCTGGCGTATCATCAGATGTTACATCTAGCATGACAGCAGCAGCTAATACATGGGAGGAATTAACTATTACATTCACCCCGTCAGAAGCGGGGACAGTAGAAATCTTCGCATATGCGTACGGTGGTTCAACATTTAATGGTTATGTAGACGACATGACAATAACACAAGCATAATATGAATATCCTAGAAGTATATCAAGATAAGGCTGGAAACTGGCGTGCGAGAGTAGATATCGGACGTGGTGTTTCTGTGTTTTTAAAGTTTGAAAAAGATAAAAGACCAACTGATGCAAGAATATTAAACAAAGCACAAAATGTTATTGATCAGATGGCAAACCAAGAAGCACGAGATGCAGCTAAAGAAACAAGAAGGCTTGATCTTATAGCAGATATTGAAGCATTTGATGAAAACACTATTAGCAAGAACGCAGCAATAAATCTTGCTAAAAGGTTAATTAAGAACTACTACAAAGATGGCTTTACCAACTAAAACCGATCTACAAACAATGGACTATGCCTTTCAAGGGCAGCCTTTTGTTTCCGTACCTGGAAAATCATCAATAGATACGACAACAATGGACTATGCCTTTCAAGGGCGGCCTTTTGTTACTAATCCAGATAGTTCAACAATAACGACAACTCAAACAATAACAGGTAAGGCAAGAATAACTGCCACAACGACTAGGACAGAAACTGGTGTTGCCCGTATTCAAACAACAACCACTCGTACAGAGTCAGGTGTCGCTCGTGTATCCGTTGCAGCAAGTCAAACAGAAACTGGTGTATCACGCATAACCGCAACCACGTCAAGAACAGAGACTGGTGTCGCTAGAATTACCGCCACAACAACTCGAACAATAAATGGTGTCTCAAGAATACAAAAAACAGTTTCTCAGACAATAAGTGGAGTATCACGTATAACTGTAAGTACATCACGTACTGAAACAGGTGTGTCTCGCATTACTGTTACAACACCGAGAACAGAAACCGGAGTATCAAGAATTACAGCAACAACAACGAGGACTATAACAGGTGTCGCTAATATTGCCGTAACCGGTACAACAACCCAAAACATAACAGGTGTATCAAGAATTACAGCAACAACCACCAGAACTGAAACGGGTGTGGCACGTATTCAGGTCACAACAACAAAAACTGAAACAGGTATCTCTCGTATCACCGTTAGTACAAACAAAACAGAGACCGGTGTTTCCAGAATTACAGCAAACACAACACGCACAGAAACCGGTCTTGCAAGAATTACAACAACAACATCAAGAACAATTACTGGAGTAGCTCGTATTGCTGGTACTGGTGCGACACTTTCACCTCTTTCGTATGTGAGTGTTGAGCTGGGTGGTGGGGTTGAAAAATCTGTGGCTGCACAGGGTAATTTATTAGAAATAGAAATAGTAACATCAATACCGAGTGGTGCTCCTATAAACAACAAAGGTGTTGTTGTATATGTTTCGGGAAGTACGGTAACGCTCTATGTATGGAATGGTTCAACATGGTTAGCTAAATAATATGAAAAAAGGTCAGTTACAAGAAGAACATGAAAATCTAATGAAAGTAATTTTTGGAGATCAAGAGACTGGATTAATAGGGATGAAAGATAAGGTCGACGAAATACACGACATACTTATATCAATTAAAAGTGTAAGTAAGTTTTTTGGCGGTATTGGCACAACTCTTAAATGGCTTTTAGTTATTGCTGGCGTAGTGGGAGTTATAAAAGGATGGTGGGCTGGAATACTTGGTTTCATTATTAATAAGGCATAGATTGACAATATCACTAATTTGTTGTAAAATAAGGATAACTAACCATGGCTACTATCGCATACGACACGTCTGTAAGCTTCCAGGCTAACGCAAATACTACAACTAACCAAAGTATTACGATTGCATCAACCGCAAATCGTTATTTGTTTGTTGTTAGTGGTGCCAACGTGTCATCTATGACATTTGATAGTGTTTCACTAACCAAACTAAACGAGCGAACAATTGCATCTAACAGTGGTTTTAGTTATGTTGCTAATGTAAGTGTATGGGGCTTGGCAAACCCAAACACTGGTACGAAAACACTTGCAGTAACAACTGGTAGTGGTGCAACAGAAGCAATAGCAGCTGTGTGTTATAATGGTGTTGATCCTGTACAAGCAGAAGCTTACGCGACAAATAACACAAATGGCAATAGTGTCACACAACAGACAGATAGTGTGACAACAGTCACAGCCAACGCATGGATCGCAACTTTCATAAAGGGTTTTGACAACTCAACAAGAACTCACCAGGCTGGATCTAGCACAACTTTGCGACAATCTTTTGTGACAGTGGCAACCGCTGTATCAAGTATACTAGATTCCAACGGAGCAAAGGCAACACCAGGATCATACTCTTTGGTTACTCAGTGGACATCGTCATCTGGGTGGTTTAGTTCCATAATGTATTCTATTAAACCATATCTTGCTGCAACATTCAGTGGCCCGTCATCAGGAAACGTTAACGCTGCCTCAACCAACTTTACATATACACCAGACATTGCAATCACTGGTTCAGTTACTATCACACCAACTGGCGCTGGATCTGCTGGGATGTCTCCTACGGTTTTAAACTATTCAGCTTCTTCTGCTGCACAGACATTCACTATTACTCCTCTAACATCAGGTAGTATTACGTTGACAGTTACAAACACAGCTGGCATAAACAACCCAGCAGCACTTACTTATACAGCAAACGCTGTTGCACCAAACGCACCATCAATAGGAACAGCAACACCGGGGAACACAAGTGCTTCTGTAACATTCTCTCCACCGACTTCTGATGGTGGATCGGCGATTACACAATATCGAGTAATATCTACTCCCGGTAGTTTTTCTAATACAGGCTCGTCTTCACCAATTGTTGTATCTGGTTTATCCAACGGTACGCCGTATACTTTCACTGCAAGAGCAACTAATGCGGTTGGTAATAGTTCAGAGTCTTCAGCATCTAACTCAGCAACACCGTTCGTGCCAGCAACAACATTTACATTTACTGGTCCTACTTCTGGTAACGTTAGATCTGCCTCAACCAACTTTACAGTTACTCCGAATGCAACGTATTACGGTACAGTTACAATAACTCCTTCAGGTACAGCAAGTGATGGATTAATCCCAGTAACATTAACATGGGTTGGCGCTTCTAACGCACAGACATTCACTATTACTCCAACGACTTCTGGTACAGTGACACTAACACCGTCAAACAACGGTAGTTTGTCAAACCCATCGAATATTGTTTACACAGCGAATGCTGTTGTGCCTCTACCACCAGCCATGGGTCTTGCTGAACAATCACTCGGTTCTGCTCGTGTAACAGTTGGTGCCCCAACAAACGATGGTGGCGCGACAATAACACTGTATACAGTTACTTCATCTCCGGGTGGGATAACTGCAACTTCACCATCGTCCGGTGTCATCACCGTTACAGGTCTGACAAACGGGACAGCATACACATTCACAGCGACAGCAACAAACTCTGTCGGCACATCATCCGCATCTTCTGCGAGTAACTCAGTAACACCGTCAGCATCATCAACATCATTTACCAACGCTGGCCCTAAATTTAGTATCGAAAGAGGTGTTGGTAATTTAATAACATTCTAATATGGACATAACAGTAAATCAATCTTTAGTAGTAGGTAGTTCGTTTCTCTCAAGAGACCATACTTCAAACAGCAGTACTTTTGCAGTAGAAAACACAGAACAGTTCACGACAGCAAACGGTCTTGTTGTGTTCGGTATGATCGGCACATCAAACGCGGAACTGATGCCAACAATAAGTTCGAAGACAACAACCTCTCTCACCATGGCCCTCATGGCGGGTCTCGGTTGTTCGTTTTCTCACTCTCGTGGTGAACCTGTTTCACAAGTAACGTACGACAAAGTTGTAATTGAGTCTTCAACATCTGCAACTGGCACATTCTCAATCATCGCAACAATCAACATACAGTGGAGTCAAGATAAGACGTCTTACAACGACACAGCTGGCACATCATCAACGTACTACCGTCAAAGATTCTTCAACTCAGTAACTGGCATCTACTCAGACTATTCAAATGGTGGTGTTGGTGTTTCACAAAATGACCTCGGCCCAACCACAGTAAGTAACATGATTCTCAGTGTTCGTAAGGCTGTTGGTAACACAGAACTCAAAGATGATTTCTTTATTTCAGCAATCAACGATGCTCGAAGAATCGCTGATACATCTTTTGGTTACGGGCGTCTTAATGAATGGAGACACAACTTCGAATACCCAATCCAAATGCTTGCTGGAACAAACTTCGTAACACTTCCTTCAAATATCGACTTCAACGAAACAAACAGAACATTGCTTGCCGCGCGATATGCACGGCAATCTGTTGCTGCTAACGTACCACTTAAGTATGTTGACAAGCGCGAATGGAATCAGAGAGCTTATTTAAATAGATACTCTGTTACAGTTGGATCAACTTTGTCTGGAGCGACATCCCTTGTCCTTTCTTCAACAGGGGATTTCCCAACCACCGGGACAGTTCTTATTGCAACCGAATTACCAACTCAATCAATCATAAGTGTCACGTTCTCAGGTAATAACCTTCTCACAAATACACTAACCGGATGTTCTGGCATAAGTAGAAACATTGCTGCTGGCACACAAGTATGGGCATACTCAACTTTCGCAGTACCTTACTTTTTCACAGTATTCGATGACCAAGATGGTAATCATAAATTGTGGTTTGATAGACCAATACCAGCTGGCCTTCAGGGTAAAAACTTGTATATAGATTATTACAAACAAATAGAAGATGTCACGTTCTTGTCTGATGTTATTCCTGAGCACTATCGTGATATTTATAAAGATTATCTTAAGTTTGCTATTAAGCGTCGTCGAGATGATTCGATTGGTGAGGACGACGAAGACTACAAGAAGTTTATGCGTGGGCTAGCAAACATAATGGGTAATCCATACACTGGTCAGTCACAAATAATAATTCAATAAACATGCTTAAATCAATTGAGAATGTACCATTTTCACCAGTAACAGAATCTGTTATTTCTGAAAATATATTGAGCCACTATGTCTCTCCTGAAGGGTCTATTAGTTATGCGGAAAACTTTCATAATGACACACTTGGTATAATGTCAACAAGAAGAATGTTTACTGTTGTCGGTACTTCTCCTGCTGCGAGAGCGTTGAGTTGTGTTTTGTATCAAGAAGCATCTATCGGTAGTACACCACAAGTGTTTTGGCAAGAAGGTACAACATTAAAGATACAAGATGTTCTTGGCGACGGTAGTGTTACAACAAGAGCTGCAACTTTTGGTTCTTCTGTTAAAAACAGATTCGATATGGTTCAAGGTTATCTACTCATGACAAATAGTGGGTCTGGACAACCTAAGTATACAAACGCTGTCGCGTCAGCACCAACTGCCCTGGGAACATCGTTCCCGAACACAATGGACTTAATTTCTGCTGGTTTCAGCGGACGTATCTGGTGTGCTTACTCAGCAGATGCTTTAAATAGAGTATACTACTCAGACGTTATTCCTTCTGGCGGTATTGCTGCGCCAACGACAGGGGGAGCATCATTTCTTACAATCAATGCAAATAACGGAGATAAGATAACTGGTTTTGCTCGACTCCAAAACGTATTGTATGTATTCACACACAATGGTATATTCCGTGTATACAATACACAATCACAAGACAACACAAGTATTTCTAGTGTTGGCGCGTTCCAGCAAGAGGCTATCATAAAGACAAAGAATGGTTTTTATTTCTACCACCCATCCGGTGTTTACTATATTGGTTCTAACGGTTTCCCGCAAGAAGTATCAGGAAAGATTCGAGATATAATCCAAAAGATCCCAAACGCTAATCAAGCATCAGTTTTTGGTTGGTCAGATGATGACCATGTTTACTTCAATATCGGACTAATTCCGGCACTTTCTTCTGTAAAGCAGTACATAATAAGATACACTCTTTCTACCCAGGTATGGACAATGTATGCAATATCATCACCATCAGGTGCCCTAACTCCAACATGTGCTGCTTATGAAAACTTCTCAACAGTTTCTTCTAGTGGTAGTTATGTTTCTAACGACATATATCCAACAGCAATATTGTTTGCTGATGACACAACAAACTTTTACAAAGGAACATTTAATGTATCCAATCCGCAGACAATAAATTCAAGTGTTACTAATGACTTCAACGCTTTTCCTATCTTCTGTGAATACCAAACAAATTGGATGACATTCGATAATGAAACCCACGTAAAACGTATTAATGGCATCTCACTGCCTTCTGAAAATGCAGCAGGATTCAAGTTCGCTTACCAAACAGACAAGGATCGTCCGAATGTCTGGCATGACATTGGTGAGATAACAGGAGATTATATGACACTGTTTCCAGCATTTCAGTCAGAAAAATTTAACCGGATTAAGTTCCGTGTATATGGAGAATCAAAAGGTGTGATTGTTAAAGTTGGTGTCCCAATGATAAGAAAACTAGATGATCTAGGATACGATTACAACTAATATGACACAAATAAATTCAATTAACTCTGAAGAGAAAAGACCAGAGGAAAAAGAAGATGTCTTTAAATCATATGGTAAAACAGATAGATATCTGTACAAGGAAAATGTTGAAAGAGCCAGAAGTAATTCCATAGATCAAGCGATAGGTGTTAAGGAGCAATACGCACCAAGCAATCCTAACGACTATATCTATTCACGTACAGTAGAGTTTCCACAACCAAGTATTGCTGGAATTGGTGTAGTTACAGCAGCTGGCGCGGTTGATACATCACGCTTTTTCTTCTCCCAGAAATGGTCTCCAACAAAAACAGGCACGGGAGCATATACGGTAACACATAATATTGGTGACGCTAAATATAATGTTCTTATTTCTCCTATAGCAACAACAGCCTTTACGGCAAATATATCATCATTTAACGCAAACGATTTCCAGGTAAAGACATGGAATGCAGCAGGGGTTGCTGCGGACTGCTCATTTACCTTTACAGTATGGATAATTCCGTAGTATACTAACACATATATATGACACAGTCAAGTATTCCAACATCAATAGATCCGAAGATCAATGAGCACATTCAGATGATGCAAAAAGACCCTACCGCATATCGGCAGTGGGCAAGTGGACAAGGTATAAAACCAATAACTCCAGATTTTATACCAGAAGATGTTCAAAAAATATACGCAGGACAGGGCGAAGAAGCACTTAATCCTTGGTATCAGAATGAGTTAGCTGTTGGTAAGGCTGGAGTTGCTTCTGATACAGGGAAGGCTTTACAAGATTATCAGCAAACAGTTGAGGATCTTAATCGAGGTCTTCAGCAGGATGCAGCAACTCTCGCAGATACTGAAGGACAAAAAGGAACATGGGGAAGCTCTGCAAGAGCAGAACGAGAAAACTCTCTTAATGCAAAATACAATAGTTTGCTAGGACAAGCATACAGCAACACAGCAAATTCCCTTTCTAATACATTAAGACAAGGAGAATACAAGTACGGTACTGAAACACCAGGCTTAGAATCAACAATGATAAGACCTTATACAGCATCTGGTTCTGGTGTTACAGCTAACAATATGTCAATGTACAGATACAACCCATTCGGTGGTCAAGGTACTCTTAATGTTCAAAAGAAGAGTTACGGAAACCTTCTAGGTGGTGACTACTTAAAAGCAAGGATCAAGAGTCCAACAATACAATAGTAAAAATATGGCAGACCCAATCGGAGCACTCAATAATATTCTAAAAGGAAAAAGAACCATGCCTAACGGTGGTGGCAGTTATACTGTTGCGAATTCAACACCAATGGGGGTCAGTTACCCACCAACCAATCAATTTGATTTTACTAATCAAGCACCCGCTTTTACTCAACCAGTAACCCCACCTGTAATAGAAACCGCAACAGAACAAGACTACTCATCTCAGCCAGGACAATCAGGATACCAGCCTGCGCCAGTACAACCTACACCAGTAAGTACTCAACCAGAAGAAACTAGTACTGTCGATTACCTTGATAAATACAGACAACTAGCACTCGAACAAGCTCGTCACTCATCTCAAGGAACAGGATTGTACGCTCTCCAGCCAGGTGTACAATATACACCAGAACAAATTATGGCACAGCGTAAGAGTGCTGACGACATTTATAATCAAACACTTAATGAGTACTCAAAAGCAGCTCAAACACAATTAGCCGAACAAAAGAAAGCTAAATCATCTGCCCCATTGTCAGACATGAGTTCATCGCCATGGCTTGAAGGGTTACGTATCAATGGACTTGTCCAAGGTGGTACAGCCGATGAGCGTGCTCAAAACCTCGCATACCTCGCATCACTCCCAGAAGAAAGACAGCGAGAGTTAGTTAAATCTGGTTTATACAACAGCATGTCGACAGGTGAACGACAAAAGTTTGATTCATACGATGAAGTAACATCAGGTACACAGCAAATTGCATCGATGCTTCCACAAGACATTGCAACCAATCCTTACAAGTATGCGGCTGAAAAATACAGTGTATTCCTTGGAGGAAAAGGCTCTAAAGGATATCAGGACTTTGAAGCAATACTCGGACGCATCACAGCGCCTATCATCAATAACATTTATGGTGCCGCTGTTACTGGTTCAGAACTTGCTCGAGCACAAACATTTATTCCAGATCTAGCAATTGACTCTACTCAAAGAGTTGGTGAGAAACTAAAGAACCTTGCAGCATTCGCTGAATTTGCACAAGATGCTGCATTAGCTAAGAGAGCTGGAATGCCTAAACCTGCTCTTGATGATTACATTAAGAAATACACAGGAGTAGTAGATAGAAACAAAAACACAGGAGGGTTTGCAGAGAGTTGGGATTAATTTAAACATATGGAACTAGACCCTAAGATAAAAGCTCTAGCTACAGCTATAAAGAAGCAGGAATCAGGAGGAAGTAAAGACCCTTATAATACTAAGGGTGCTTCTGGTGAGTTTGGCGCGTATCAGTTCATGCCAGATACGTGGAAGGCGTGGGCGGGTACTCATCTCGGTGATCCTAATGCACCAATGACGATGGAAAACCAGAATAAGGTAGCTTACAACCAAATCAAATCATGGAAAGACAAAGGTTATAATCCTGCACAAATCGCTGCTGCATGGAATGCAGGCGAAGGATCGTTAGAAGGAGATAAATGGAAGACCAATGTAGGTAAAAACTCTTTAGGTGTTTCATATGACACACCAACATATGTTAAGAATGTTTCTAAATACTACCAAGAAATGCGTGGTAGAACACCAGAAACAGACACAAACAGTAATATAACACCACAAGGTATTGATATCTCAGGACTTCCTACAGTAACTCCACCAGAACAAAGTGTTGTTGCCCCTGTGGTTAATGCTCTTACGAAAGCTCCTATGGTTCTTGGTGGTGGAGTACTTAATCTTGCATCAAAAGCAGGTATAGAGGGCCCAACAACAGCTGGACCAGAATCATCCTACTCAAACCCACTCGGTGAGCAACAGAACGCTCTTGGATATAGAGATGGTAAAGAACTTGGGGCATGGGAAACAGCAAAGCAAGGCACAGGAGCACTAGCAGAAGGTTTGTCTTACGCAATAGGTGGGCCAGAGGTAAAGTCAGCATTAGAATTTGGTAAGGCGGGTATTCTTCCATATCTCAAAGAATCAGGTAAAGCAGGTGGTAAAATGCTTGGTTTGTCTACGGCAGGAACATCATTACAAGAAGGAGATTCTGTTCCTGAAGCATTGGCTAAGGGTGCTGCTGGGTACGGAGCAGGGTATCTGCTTGGTGGCGTTCTTGGTCTTGGTGCTGCAAAACTCAACAAGACAGCTGGTTACTCTCCAGAAATACTCGACAACCTAGATAGTGCTGTAAAAGCCGGAGACACTACAAAGGTTGCCGAAATAACAACATCACCTCAATACAGTAGGTTTGTTGCTGCAAATAAACTAGACGACAAGGCAGTCAAGGGTTCAATAAATAAAGTAAGAACTGCTATTGAAGATGGTATAGATAAATCTTATGGTGGTGCTAAATTAACACGAGCAGAGAAAGCGGAGGCATTAACGGATGATGGTATAACTGCGATGGTTGAACATATGCAGAATACAAAGAATCCAATCTTTGATACAAAGCTTGCTCTTGAGAATAAGGCAAATGATCTGATGGATGAAGCTCTCAATCCAATTATTAATAAAGTCAGACAAGAAAAACTCCCACTCGTCCCACTAGATAGGAAATCACTTCTCGATGATTTCAATGCAAGACTAGATAAAACATACCTTACAGATCTTGACAAAGAAAAAATAAGGGACTATGTTTCTACACTTATAAATAAACAAAACGAAGGTAATCCATTTGGTATTGTTGATGCAGGTATCATCCGTCGTGACGCTAACTTTGATTTCGTTAACCCTAAAAACAAAGGTACTGTTGCAAGAATCCTTGGTAACACAATGAGAGATGCCCTTGGTCTTGCTGAGAAAAAAGCTACCGATCCACAAACAAAAGCCATCATCGCTCATATTAATGCTGTCAACAAAGAATACTCAAGACTTATGCAGGGTGTTGATGTTGTTGATCTAATGGCTAGATTCCCAGGTCAAAAAGGATCTGAATTACTTAATAAGGCAGCTGGCTTTATGGGTGCTGGTGCAACTGGTAATAACCCACTCGCATATCTCGCAGCTCACAGGATTACAAACAATCTCCAGAATATGGCGATCCGATCAAAGAACAATGCTTTATTCGGTGATCTTTCAGGAAAAGCGGGTCCTATTACTTCAAGTGAACTTATTGGTAATGCTCAGAGAATATTGAGGAATGTTGGTAAAGTGTCTCAAGATACAGCAATTAAAAGCGCACCATTAGCATTACCGACTGGCGTATCAAATACTGCTGCTAATCTCGTTCCTATTAATGTTAATCCATCTACTGTCGCTGATGTATCTCGCGGGTTCCCTAGTTCAAAACCGCTGCAGACTAACCTTAAAGGTTCAGCTGACATTGGTATTATTAATAAACTTGCTGCGTTATCAGCAGCCGGAGTAACTGGTACTGGTATATATAAAAAGCTAGAAAAAGTCTACGGTACTGAAACATATCAGAGAGAGCCAGAGATTAAAGAAATACAAGAAATCCCAGAAAATCAGAAGATTGAACAACTCACTTCACAAATAGCTCATGCAGAAACACGGGGCGAGAAAAATCCTTACTCATTCTCACAGTGGAGTAATAAGAATCTTGGCCCTGCGTCACCGCTTGGTAAAGCGCTCGGAAGATACCAAATAACAGAAGCGAGGCTTAAAGAAAAAGCTAAAGACTTCCTTGGTAAAACAGTTTCTTCACAAGAATTCCTAGCTAATCCATCACTACAAGATGCTTTCATTAAAGCTCAGGTTGCGTGGCAGAAAGCAAACGGGCTTTCTGACGAAGAAGTTCTTGCTACTCATCGACGTGGTTGGGGCAACATGAAACCAGAACAACTAAAGAAAGCTGTTGAAACATCTAAAGGTTACATAGAAATGGCAACAAAAGGGAGATAATATAAAACAAAGAGCACCCATGTGGGTGCCTTTTGTTTATCCGTAGATCTTTGTATAACAAGTCCACATATGTGGAGACTTGTCAATTCTTTCTGCCATAAAACGTATGGCAAAATCTGGATCCATGGCTTGTTCGACCGTAATACTCGTGTGAGCCTTAAGATTAATCTGAACCAAACCTACTGAATACTCAATAGGTGAATTGTTAATAGCTTTAGGATTAAAGTTCGACTCACAACGGATTACGTTTGTGAGTACTTCGGCTGAAACATTATTCTCATTGGCGTACTTAACAATCATTTGCGGTATTGTTAGAGGTACTACTTTTCGCTCGATAACGGGTGCCGTAGCCGCGCTAACGTGGGTAAGCAGGATAAGTGTCGCGAAAAGCACACAGATCCTTTTTATTACTATCATATTGCGTCACTAAAGGTAATGTGACAAACCTCACACCAAGGGGCACAGACTTATATTATACCATTTTTAGGATGTTTTTTTAAGATATGGCGTATCTTTTTCTGACTGCCAGATCTTAAGTTCCTTATTCCAGTATTCAGTAACTATATTGTACTTCATGCCGATACAATACCACATTTATATTATTTTGTCAATCTTCCCACTTGGAAACATCTTGAGTCTCCGTGAATGTCATGTTACTTCCTTTGAAGTTAAAGAAGCATGATCCTGTTGGGCCATTTCGGTGTTTCTCTATAAGCAACTCAATACCACGATTTCCATAACTGTCAACTTCTTTTCCTTCCGAGTGAAGGAACATTACTACATCAGAATCTTGTTCTATACTTCCAGAATCCCTCAAATCACTTAACTTAGGCTTACCACCACGCTTCTCAACATCTCGTGAAAGCTGTGATAATGCCAGTACACACACATCAAACTCCTTGGCAATCATCTTTAGACCTCTTGAGATCTCAGTAACAACCTGGACCATATTATCCCTGCCAGAACCACCAATTGCCATGAGCTGAAGATAGTCGATTATAATCATTCCTATAGGATCCTTATGGCGGTGATTATGGGCTTTTATTTGACGTCTTATGTCTTTAAGTTTTAGCCCAACCTTATCGTTGAAAAACACCGGCAAAAAACCTATGGTTTTACTGGCTATTTCGAGGGCTAATTTCTCATTTTCGTCAATTCTGCCCGTGGACAGGGCTGAAATACTTACCTTGGACTCTGATGCCACTAGACGCTGTACCAGCTGTTCTGTGCCCATTTCAAGGCTAAAAAACATTACAGGCATATTTCCATACAATGACACATTCTTAGCTAATTGCAACGCAAAAGCTGATTTTCCCCTTGCAGGTCTTGCTGCTAGGATAATTAGGTCTGTTTTATGTATTCCGCTAAGAATATGATCCAACGAAGGAAACCCTGTAGTAACCCCAGTTACATCTGTAGGATTAAGCATTTTCTTCTGAACACCAGCCATAACAATATCTACCGCTTCTTGCGAAGTAAGAGTATCCTTCGTTTTAGCTGTGTATATTTCAGCTAATGATTGATTTATATACTCAATCAGCTCTTCTGGTGATTGTTCCGCGTTACCAGATTTGACAGAAACATTGGTTGTGATAGAGTGGAGCTTCCGGAGCACAGATCGTTCTTTGACAATCTTTGAATAGTAGACATAGCCACTTGGGGCTGTAACAATACTCATACAACTTACCAGAAATTCCGGTAAGTTCACAATATTATTAACACTCGTTAAATCCACGATATCCCCTTGGTTAACTAACTTGACAATAGCAGAATATGTGTTACTACAATTATAATCCAAAAAATCATCTTGAGTAAGATCAACTTCAGACAAGTTCTCTGGATTAAGTAACAGGCATCCTATAAGCTGTTTCTCATGGTCAATTGTTGATTGAATTGTCTGATTGTCTGAGTTCATTAAATGGATCTAGTTTTGTTAGATAATCTTGCCATAGTTCTGCCCACTTAATCGCTGCTTCATTCTGCTTTAATAATTTCAGTGAAATCCTGCCTCTTCCATCATCTTCTAATTTTGCCTGTTTTGTTCCAATAAGATATTGTGTTGGTACATCCAAAACACCGTAACCTTTTAGGTATTCACTCTTATACTTACCGTATCCGTGAGTATTGTGAAATCTTTCGATGTCTTCACGCTTTAAGTAATGAGTTGGCTTACGTTTTTCTGAAGAACTTATTGACGTTACTTCTTTTAATGCTCCTGTCCATACGCCATCTTCGTGAATAATGTTGTACGGTAAACTTAAATGAAATTCGTCTTTTATGTTTTCCTTATCGGATAAAACCCTTGCTGCTTCTTTTTCTGTAACGATTAACTCATCATAATTCCTGAGATTAATCTTTGACATTTATAAAACTTTATTTAATTTGGATTGTTAAAAATAAAAACCAATAAGAATACCAACGATTAGACTACATAGCACCCAAAGGAAACAAGTCAAATTAGCATCGTCAATTTTTTCTTCTAGTTTTCTTATTTTTTCTCCTCTTTGCACTCGAAGATCTGTTTCGTACTCAAGTTCTGACTTCAAATTATTAGACAAAACTTTCATTGATTCATACATTTGCTTGTAATCCAATGGAACATTTTCAATTACATCTTTTTTGTTCTTAATAACTTTTTTAACTGTCTTTTTTACATTATTTTTTGTCATGTTTTTAGAATATCATATCGATAAGAAAATCCACAGTTGTAGACTGTGGATATGAATATGTTTTCATAAAAGATCTGCCGCATCTTTGATTATTTTTGCATATTCTTTTACGCACTTCTTGTGGAAGTTATTGTCTTCCGGCTTCTCCAGACCTTTCTTGTATGTGTACTCCAGGTGTGAGTCCAGAGAGCTGAAAACATTTCTAATGATTCTACGAATCTTCTTGGATCTATTCCGTTTTTTCATCATTTCACCTTCAGCAGAATTACTGCAACGCACAGCATTGCAATTCCGCACCAGTTGTAGATGTTGGGTGCTTCACCAAGCCTGAACGCATTGATGACTCGCAGGGCGACATTCATCAATGTGAACACCGCACCACAAAGGAACAAACTTGGCGCAGCCCTGAATCCGTAGAACAGTCCCGCCTGAGAAATCAGAACAGGAACCGCGATATACGGGATCGCTTCGATGAAGCTGTCGTATTTTGATGATCGGTAGGCATATTCAATCCAGAAAATGCCGATGTTAGAGACGACGATCCAACATATCCAGTTCATTCGATCTCCTTTTGTGTGAAAGGTTTGACACTATCTGGGTATTTATCAATTATTTCCCCTGCCTTACGATTCATTTCTTGAACCCATTCTTGATTTTTGAATACAGGAGGTCTATCGTCTGTCCACATGTCATTCATCATTGCGTCTCTCAGCACGTGGAGGCATGACATGGCCTTTGAGATATGAGATAGCCCTGAATCCGGATCAATATCTTGGCCTTCAAACCAAGCCATAAGATGACGCATTGCAGCGTCGTAATATACAGAGGCTCTAACTCCGGCAACTCTGTAATTGTGCGAACCGTATTTTCTAGCTCCTTCCAACATCCCCAGAGCCATTTCCATCATTACTGGCCCCGATACTACGTGTAACGGTACTTTCCTGATTCCAACTGCGTCTTTCGGATTTGTCTGCTTCTCCATAGTAACCCCTTTCGTTAAGTGATTTGATTTGGTTTGCAATTGATTTACGAATTTCTTTTTCATGGTTAGTTAATGGTTTACCTTTAAAGTTAATCCAGTCTGCACTTTGTATAATCTGTGCATGTTTTTGTTTAACATACATATATGGTTCTAATTCTTTTAAAAATAAATACGCATTAGCATTAAACAACATCCAAGTATAAGTTTCTCTTTTTGGATTTTTAGCTGGACGATAATACCATTTACCTTTACAAAGTTCATCGAGTATTCTCAATCCGTCGTCTTCTCCCATTTCTACACTTAAGCGCAACTGGTAATTTCCATTGTGAGAGTTCAGATACATTCCTATGCACCCTTCTCCATCTATAAGTCCTGCTGCGTAAGACATTTTTCTTTCTCTTTCGGTAGTTGTCATACCCATATTATAGTTTTTAATAAAATTGTGGAGGAGTTACCCTCCACAAACCCTATTCCACAAGAATAGGACACACAACAGTCTTGCCGCGCTTCTGGTCAATCAGGAAGAAAGCTTGCTCGGGGCGACCAGTGAATCCGAGACGCTTTCCGTAAGGCGAATCACCAATCAAGCTGCCGTTGACGATGAACATCCCCCCATCAATACGATTATGGAAATGCCCAAACACATCAAGGTAAGCTTTTCGATCTGTGTTGTACCTGTTGATTGCTTTTATGACGGGGACCGTGATACCACCTAACCCGCCACCATACTGAATGGCATGACCGTGATGGAAACGGATCGTGTACCCGAGGACATCAACATAGTTGTGGTAAGAACGGGACAGTACAAATGTCACACGCTTTTCCTTCGAGAAGTACTTGGCTAGGAAGTTGTACATTGCCCACTCAAGCGAGTTCCCTTGCTCGTTAGACACATGGACCTTGTGAGTCATGCGACTGTGGTTGCCCACCGCACAGGGAATAATCAACTTGAGCTTAGAGTTCGCAAGCAGGAACTCGATACCAGACGCAATGAGGTTCTGTGCGAACAGCATGGCGTCTTGCGGACCGACTTCACACGCTGCAAGCAACTCTTCGTGGATGTTGCCCGAGAAGAAATCCCCAAGCAATGCAACCACAAGCGTCTCAATCTTCACAGCTTGTTGCTCTTTCTCCACGAGTTGAAGTGTGTGCTGGAAGAACTTCTCAGCCCTTTTTTTCGCAATCGACATCGTGTACTCGTTGGATCCGTTCACGCTTTCTGGTTTGACGTTTTCCTCAACGTGCCAATCTGATGCAACGGCGACAGCGACAGCGTTGCCACCCGTACCATTAGACTTTTCAATTGTATAAGTACTAACAGCGTCAGCGCAGGATGTGATCTGTTCAAGATCGTCGCGCAAACGCATGATCTCTGCCATCGCAACCTTGTATTTTTTGTCAGTTCCCTTTTCGGCGTGCTTGAGCCGAATCTTCTCCATATCCAACTGGAACTGCTGATCTTCTGTGAGAACTGGTTTCGGTTGGCCTTTTGTTGGTTGTCCAACCTTACCTTCATCCCTGAGACGAGCGAGGTGTTCTCGAATCGTCCTCTGCGATCTGCCAGATTTATTGGCGAGCCATGTAGTACCCTTGTCCTGGTTCTTCACCAGGAACGCGTGCAATTGCTTCGTATCCATGGTGAACTCCTTATTGATGCCTTTCGGCGTTAAATGAACTTCCATAGTTAGTGTAACAATTGATTTTCAATAAAACAAATTATTGATTTTGTCAACTGTATTTATTTTAAATTGTCAAGCTGTTTTTATACTTGACATAATTTTATTATATGTTAAAGATCAGTAGACTCCCTGTAGTTTTCGGTCTCATCGTATTCAGGTACTTGGTCTATGTCGAATAACTCATTTTGTTGAGCTTCTGCATAGAGAAGAGCAAGATCGGTATCAAGTATCCCGTCAAGTGTTGGAATTTTAAGCTGCTTGTTTAGCAACTCATCACCTCTTTCGTTTAATAATTCTATATTAATTCTGTACATATGTTTTTCATTCTATTTAAAATTACTGAGTTACAACTTTTACAACAATTGCCGTTTGAAACATAGTTTGCAAGAGTGTTTTTAAACTTCTTCTCACATACTTCTTTTGTGTCTTCAAAGTGACCAAACCTACAAACATTCTTAGCGTATTTGTTATAATAGTCCTTGTTTATATTGTTGTATAATTGGTCAACAATATTTAGTACAACCTCTGCTTGAGCTTTTTTCTTCGTGTGATCCTCTGGTAGAATTCTATTAAACCTATCAACTTCTAATCTGTGCATTATTTGTAATCGTTCAAACTCTTTCTTGGAAAATGGTAGTTGTAATTTCATATGTCTTTCGACTACAACTAGTATAATTATTTTTGTAAAATATCAAAGGTAAAACTGTGGACAAAACAAAAACCAGCCCTTGTGAGGCTGGCGGCAGTGGTGGTGTAAGGGCCACATCTTTCCTTTCGGAGGGTTTTACTACGCTTAAACTACACTGCCATTCTAGTCGTAGAGATACTTGAGGTATTCCTTGACATAGTTGGGGACGATCTTCTGCGTTCTCCACGCAAGCACATCTCCCCACACATCGTAGTACTTGCCGTACTTGTACATGTAGGCGGTTTGGAAGAACTGGAGATCATCCTTCCCTGTACGTTCGATGGCGGTTTCAAGAAGAAGCATCACACGTCTTCCTTCCTTCGCCCTTGGCGTTGCCACATCAGCTTCATCTCGCCTTCGGTGTAGGAGTCCTTGACTTCCTTCACCATCCAGACGGCGAGCACCCCTTCGGAGTCGAGTGCCACGATGTAGTTGATGGCATCCTTCTCCAGCATGAAGCACTTGTAGACCCGCTTCTCGTGTTTGCACTGGCCTTCGCTCTTGACGAACGACCCGTTGAGGTCGAGGTCAGGGTTGAAGGCGTGTGCTTGGATGAACGGCAGGCACGCCACGAACGCCACCGCACGGAACTTCTTTGCGATCATGATTCACTCCTATTGAGCAGTCAAGCTCTCACCAGCCATGATGATCCTCGACTTTGCATCGTTGAGGTTCTCTTCACCTTGCTTGGTAGTTGCGGTGAAGTTCTCCAAGATTGCAAGGCCAAGCTCTTTCTCTTCCTTCGAGAAGACGAGTGCGAAAGACCCGTCATCAGCCGTCAGGACTTCCATCATCACCTCCATCGAGTTGAAAGGACGAATCGCAAAAGGTTTCCCCTTGGCGAGCGAAGTACTCCTCCTCTGTGTAGCCTGGATATTTAGGTTTTTTGTCCTGTTCGTGCATGCACTTCTTAGAGCACACACCAGCATTATCGAATCGTGCGTACCAACCATGGCACGGCTTGCTACAGATGAGGCACAGTCCAACGATGGATTCCTTGTACTCATCTTGCATTTCACGTAGGTTGTGACCTTTGGCCATTACGGCTCCTTTGTGATGGACAGGCGGGGAAGCGTTTCTAGGACTCCCACGCTTGTGTGATAAACACCTATATTATTGAGTCAATTTCTCCCCCATCTGTCCACCACTTGTTAAAGAACTACTTTCGGAATAGTACACTCTATCCAATATCTTGTACAGATGTCTTGTCCACACCCTTCTTGGTAAACTCATACATACCTATTGCTGATAGGCCAGCAGTACACCCTTCAAGCAATGATTGATACAACTCTTTTGTTGAATAATTCCCTGACGCTACTTGAGCTGCGAGGAAAAATATTATTGATATCCCTATCACAAGAGCTTGCTTCCTTCTTGGTGATAGGTTCTCACTCATTATTAATCCTGCAAAACTTCTTACGATTGTTGCCGTTGTTATTGGTTCCATATTATAATAATCCGTATTTCTTAAGTGATAAAGTTGTTTTAGGTCCTATCTTTCTTGCTGGTGAGATTCCTTCAGATTCCTGAAATTTATTTAATGCTTTAACAAACTCTTCTACATAATTTTGTTCTGTATTGAACTTAGAATAATCAACTTTATTATCCTTGAAATCTTGTAGAGAATACCCTGCGGTGTATTGTAGGTGAGGGAGATCAAGGAATGATGTCCAGTAAGCCCCAGCTTCAAAACCACAACTCACACCAATGTCAGCTATTTTCATAAATAACTTTTTATCATTCCAAGGAATATTCCCTTGAGCATCAACAGGGGCGAAGTCGATAGCTACCCTGTAGTTGTGTAAAGAATCACCAAACTTAGCATTAGTAACAACAGAACCAGGAGATGTTCTGCCTTGTGCGTAGAGAGCGTTTTGTTCATTTTCATCCCTAAATGTTGATGTAATAATTACATTGTAACCGGCAGACTTACATTTATTGAGAAAAACTCTAGTCATTTCTTGTACTTTTGGTAGCAACAAAGATACGTCTTTCATCTATTTAATGTACCATAAAGACGAACACCTGTCAAGATTAGTTGGCAGGTGTTGCTATCCTCTGGTGAGAACAGAAAGTAATGTAACATATTGTTGCTCTAATTCCAAGAGGAATTCACGTTTAACAGGAGTAGATGTTATATCTTCCAAATTTCTTATATCATATATGATATGATTCAAATACTCTAGTCCTTCTTCTTCTATAAGACGAACAACAAACCAGCCCTCATTACCATGGCGAGATCTATTGCATGTGTAGCAGCACGGCCTCAAGATTCTTAATGAATATTTTAATTGTAGTGGTAGTGTTTCTTTCTTAAACAAGTGTGCTGTGTGTAGCTTCTTCAAATCAGTCACTTCATCACCACATATAAAACATTTGTCAATACCATATTTAGTTCGTATGATTGCTCTGCATAACTTCCATATTCTGCCTTCCAGTGTCTTAATCTTGACAACTCTCATTATATATAGTATCACAATATATTAAAATAAAGTCAATGTATTTATTGACATAAAAATATAATATGTTATAATGTTACCGGTTGCGTTACAAAACAACTAAAAAATATGACAAACAAATACAAAGAGGCATTTCAATCCGCCGAACAAGAGATTGAAGAAAAATCTATTGCTCAGCTTAAGCAAACAATTAAGCAAATTTTACAAAAGAAGAAAGACCTTGAGGAAGAGAGAGATGAACTTGATGAGGAGATTAAGTTACTCAAACAAGACATCGACGACTTTAAGGCTGGGAGACTTGATAAGGTTAAGGAACGACATGAAAATGACGAAAGATGTGACAGGGTGTTTCCTATCACAATTAATATTATCAAGCAAGAAATAGTTACAAAACCTTGGACGTGGACTTATGAGGTATTCCCTCGAGTCACATGGGCTAATCCGCAATATATAGGTGGTTCAATAACTACTACTGCTTCAGCTCTGGGATCTAATACCATGTACCTAACAGGTAATACCGCACAAGCATTTACCGTTGGAAGTTACAACCTTAATAACGGAATTGTAAACTTGTAATTATAAATTTTAATACGCAACCACTAAGGCACCCTAAAGGGGTGTTTTAGTTATCCCTTGCATAAGTTTTGTGGTGTGATAGAGTTAAGATATGGAAATAATAATTATTGTGCTTTTGGCAGGAATCAACTTCGGATTATATCGTTTATGGCAGCAGTTTGTTAACTTCAATGAGAAGTTCTCTGGGTTAACAACAATTGCGCAGGATGCTTACGATATCTTTGCAGGAAGAGTATAATGTGATATACTATCGGTAGCCGAAAGGTTATCTTTGTATCTTTTGCAACCTACCTACTTACAAAGAGGGTGGGGCGCAAAAGAATTGTGTACATCTATACTTTTTGGCTAACTTATTAGTTAGTTAATTTAATATGAACTTTGACGAAAACATAGCTGTTGAGCTAGGTGTTGAGTGTGCGATTCTTCTCAGTAACATACAATTCTGGGTAAAGAAGAACCGTGCTAATGGTGAGGAAAAACACTTCCATGATGGAAGATGGTGGACTTATAATTCAGCTGGTAGTTTTGCTAAATTGTTTCCTTATTGGAAGGAAAGATCTGTGTATAACTACTTGGATAAGTTAGAGAAAGCTGGGTATATTATGTCTGGGAACTATAACCAGTTTAAGTATGACCGAACTAAGTGGTATACGACTGACGGGTGTAAAAACTCAGTTTATAAAGTTATGGAAATCCAACCGCCAAAAACTGTAACTCCATCCGCAAAATTTGCGAATGCATCTACAGAAATTTGCGAACCTATACCAGATATAAACACAGATAAGAAACCAGATATAAACTCATATGTTAGCGACTGGCAAGCAGTCGTATTATACTTCTATGAAAAAATATCACCTGAAACACCGTCTAAGCTGAGATTCATGAAAGGAACGAAAGAGACTGCGCTCCACCTGCTTTCGCTTCACCCGCTCGATGAGATTAAATTAAAGATAGATGCTTTAGCTGTTTCGCCCGATAAAAAGTTTGCAATGAACCTCGGGGCGTTTTCTCGTAGGTATTCTACTATACGACTTATACAATCTAAGGTTGCGCCAGTCAAAGTATTAACAAACGACACTGAATTAAATTCATTCTTATAGTTATTCACACCCCGTAACTCCACTCGTGGTAAGATATACACATGAAGATAATTAAAACCGAAAAAGACGATGTCATCGAGACACGGATGATACATGAGAACGGGGATGTGGATATACTAGAGTTCAGACCAAAGGAAGGTGGCAAGAAGCGTTATCTACTAAACGGAAAGTCTGTCACTGGTGTAACAACTATACTGAACGTAGTGGCTAAGCCACAAGTAACAGAATGGGCCATCAAGCTTGCTTATGAAGACTGCCTCGATAAAGATAGATATGAAATAGAACGCATACTAGAAAATAAAGACTGGGCATCTAAGCGTGTTTCTGGTGAAGCTATGGATATCGGTACACAAGCTCACGCATGGGTAGAGGAATACGCCAAGGCTCACATTAAAGGTAAGAATATACCAGCTCTACCAGATGACAAAGACTTACACGGGATACTACAGCCGTTTGTAGACTGGTGTAACGGTAGAGTTCCTGTACGACTAAAAGCAAATACTTACGACAAGAACTCCATCAATCTAGCTCCCATGGATCACGTTAAGTTCCTAGAGAGTGAAATGAGTGCTGTTAGTAAGAAGTATTTCTATGCTGGTAGTTTTGACTTACTTTTAGAGGTCAATGGTAAGAAATACATGGCTGACTTCAAAACAAGTTCAGGTATCTACGGTGATTCTTACTTCCATCAGTGTGCAGCTTACTGGTTGGCATGGAACGAGATGGGGTATGACAAGGATATTGTTGGAGCTGTCGTTATAAGATCAGGCAAGAAAGGAAATGATTTTGAAGTAGATGCTAGGTATGACTTTGATAAGCACTCTAAGGCATTCCTAGCGGCACTCGTAATTTATAAGAAAGGACAAATAGACATAGAAGTCGAAGAATTATTATAATTATGAAACACATGACAAAAGTAGAAGAAAAGGACAGAGATTCTGTCTTTAATGAAATGGGGATACCACAAGAGTATTACCTCAATCAAACAGACTTTGTTATTGGTGACGAAGTTATATTCTTCAATACTTTAAAGTTTGAACTTGTCCCGTATGTTGGTTGTCTTGTACATATAGAGAACGCTGAATACCCACACAAAGTATTCCCAAGACCAGAAGGAATACACGCTATTAACATGGTTAAATCAATGCTACGACAATACACAAGCTTCCCTGTAGTATTTCTGTTCCCAACAAAACTAGCAAAAAACTTTATCTGGTTTTTCAGGAGATGTTTCTTTTCATTTATGGTTAAGAGACAGTACATGTGTCATGCGTCATATAACTTCTATAAGTTGTTGGAGAAAATACTTGCGAATTATTTGCAAGAAGATCTCGCAGAAGAGGTTGCTTATTCTATAGCGCATATTATAGAATATGATGATGCTTACCGGTCCAGGTTACAAGATATGGCAACAGAATGTAATCTTGATAATCTTAAGAGAAACCCAAGGAAAGAAATATCAAGGTTGTTTGATATTATGGAATCAAGGGAGAGGCCAGGTGTATTTTTGCAAACACGTAAGTATAAGAAACTAATCATGCTTGCCTTACTACTACCTGGTGTCAGGAAAGCTTTTAAGCTAGACGGTATTTACTTTAAAAACATGCAGTATGACAAATCAGACTGGTACTGGGTTGCATTTAAAGACGATTATAAATTTGGTGGGAAGACTCATGAAGAACGACTAGCAGAAGGTATTAAGGTTCCTTTTATGTACTCATCACAATAAATATGGTAGTTCCAAAAACACTTTTTAGAATATTAAATTCACAAATAAATTACGAGAAGTACATCTGGGTAATGATGAAGAATAAGATGTATGAGTTTGAGAAACCGAAATGGGTATGGTCTACAACATCTCAGGCGTGCTTTGTTGCTGGTATGGAATACGCCTTAAAAATTATGGAGGACCACACGAAATTTGATGGTCTTCCTAATGTTGACGAGCCGCCAATGTCTGATGAATATAAGAAACTTGCTAATATATTTTACAGAATGAAATGTGTGGATAGTCGTCTTGACCCAATGGTTAAGAATGGTAGTATAAAAGGTGTGATGAAGCATTATTAGCTTAGTAATTAGGAATATATGAATGATGTAACTTTTGGAATTATTTTTATAGCACTTGTTATTTATTTAGTATTTACAATAGGTAAGTTAGTTTAAGTAGAACATTATCAACGAGGTGCATTGAATACTGGTATATTACACCTTGAACCGAGTGTAATGAGGACGCTGATTCGGTTCCACCAGAAGCTTTTATGCACAGCATACCAGTGCTCAGTGCATCTCACAACGAGGAGATAATAAGAAATATATGATTAACACAGTAATACAAGGAGATTGTTTGGAGGTAATGAAAGATATACCAGATAAGAGTATAGACATGATACTTTGTGATTTGCCATACGGCACTACTCCTGCTAGTTGGGATACAATAATCCCGATTGAAAAGCTATGGATAGAATACAAGAGAATTATAAAAGATAACGGGGCTATTGTGCTTACAGCACAGCAACCTTTTACTTCTCTGCTTATCGCAAGTAATTTATCTATGTATAAATATAATTGGGTATGGGAGAAAGACAACGGCACAAACTTTCTTAATAGCAAGTTTCAACCATTAAAAATCACAGAAGATATTTGTGTATTTTCTAGGGGTGCGAGTTCTTTTACAAAGAACGGAGTGACTATGAAATATAATCCTCAATTTACTGAAGGAAAGCCATATACAATAAAATCAGGACAGCAAAAAGAAAACTCTGCTGTTGTGAGAGGGGGTAAAGGTGGGCGTGAAGATGTGGGTGGATTTGAAACAAAAAGTGATGGAAAAAGGTATCCTAAAAATCTAATAAAGTTTAATAGAGATAAAGAGAAACTCCACCCTACTCAAAAACCAGTTGCTTTATTTGAGTATCTTATCAAAACCTACACCAATGAAGGAGACTTGGTACTCGATAACTGTGCAGGCTCAGGCACTACAGGATTAGCCTGTAAAAACACAGGGCGTAACTACATACTAATAGAGAAAGAACAAGAATACATAGACATTATTAATAAACGTCTCTCTCAATAATTAATAAGAAATATATGAACAAAATATTACACGGAGATTGTTTAGATGTGATGAAAACATTTGATGACGAATGTATTGACCTAACAGTTACTTCGCCACCTTACGATAATTTACGAACATATAACGGCTACACTTTTAACTTTGAAGGAATTGCTAAAGAATTGTACCGAGTAACAAAACAGGGTGGTGTAGTAGTGTGGGTAGTTGGAGACGCAACAATTAAAGGGAGTGAAACTGGAACATCATTCAAACAAGCACTTTATTTTAAAGAAATTGGATTTAACCTACACGACACGATGATTTATCGGAAAAACTCTTTAACATTTCCTGATACGAACAGATATTATCAATGTTTTGAATATATGTTTATTATTT